CCAATGTCAGATCCGGGATGCTATGACGATTTGTGGCACATCAAGTTGTCACGGGTCGTTGTCGTCAACACGGATGACAACTGCAACCAGGATGTTCAGGTCCTTCCTCTGCAGACATACACGAACATTTACGAGTTCTACGCCGCATTGTCGGGTATCATCCGTGAATTTCGAGCGCAGCAGGAGCAAGCCACTGCTAGTATGGAGAATCTCCGCACTGTCAATTTGTGCCCGATGTGTGATTTGCCCGTCAAGCACTGCAAGTGTGCCATGTTGCAAGCAGGTGATGTGGATCTCAACGAAGGGTACACCTATAAATCGGTTGCACTCGGCGTTCTAGCGGGGGTCGCGCTAGGTGGTGTCGCGTACTCTCAAAAGATCGCTCCTTCCGTGGACTGGTCTTCCATTTCGCGCTTCACCTCCTCCGCAAAGGCCCACCTCGCCACATACACCCGCGAGTTTCTCGTCCAGTACATGAAGGATTTGGGATCCAACATCGTGGGAGAAGTTTTAGGCAACAGGAAGTTGCAGATGGTCTTGGCTGGTTTGGGCCTGCTTACATCAGGATACGTCGCATACCGCACTCTACAAAGTATGTGCACTCCTGAACCCCAGTCGAAGGACTCTATCCTGAGTCGCTTTGGCACCCGACCCGTGTCCACGCATGATGAGAACGAGAATTTCTACCACCAAAAGGATGACTATCGCGCAAAGATGTCTGTCACCGAACAGACCAAGTCGTGGCGTTCACTTGAGTGGACTGCTATCTGTGCGAAATTGACAAATAGTGTGGTTGCTATCCGTACCACGCGCCAGGTGGACGGCAAGACCTTAGTACGTGAGGGCAAGGCTGTGTGTGTGGGTGGCAGACTCTATGTCACAGACAACCACATTCTTCCCGATGTCGAGTGCATCCTTGATGTCACGCGAGAACTTCACACGAGTGGTCTCACCACCAATGTTCGACGTGTTCTTGACCCTGGCATGATCAAGCGTTATCCTGATAAGGAGTTGGCTTTCTTTCAACTCTTGGACTCGTTCGATTGCAAAGATGTGTCGCCTTTCTTTGGTGCCGCGGATTTCCGAACCACCACTTCCGGTGCCATCATCGGCAGAAGTCAAGTTGGTGAGGCAGAGGTGATGCAGTTGAACAAAGTCACCAACATTGGATCACAGCACGTCACCCAGTTGGGCGATGTGACTCTCGATTTGTGGGAGTACAACACGCCGAAATCCTCGGCGGTGGGTATGTGCGGGTCCCTCGTGGTGGTTAGATCTCCCTCAGGACCAGTCATTGTTGGTCTACATCTTCTCGGCCGGAACACTCTTTGTCATGCAGTGAGAGTCTCTTCGGAGGATATCACAGCTGCGAGAGAGCATTTCTTCCCTACGTTCTCCCCATCCTCGCCCATGCTTGAATCGAGAGATCGTAGTGTGGGTGTCACTCCCTTACACCCAAAGAGTGTTTTCCGGTTCATCGGACATGGAGCTGGTCGTGTTTTCGG